TGGCGTTGACAAGAGCTTCTGGACGAAGGATCTTGCGGCCGTATAGATGCATACCACGAACAATGTCAGCGAAGCTGTCAGGGTCACGATAAGTTTCAGTCTTATTGATTTGCTCCGCAGTTGCGACAGCAGAATCATGACCAGCTACGATAACACCGTAGTTAGTGTTTTGGTTTGCAGTACCTGTAGTACCTGAACCAGTACCAACTGAAGGCAGGTTGCTTGAAGTATATACACGGAAACCGTGGAAGTTATTCAAGACCAGACCATTGCGTAGTCCACCTGATTCACCGAAGTCTGCGTTAAAGAGGCGTGAATCCTCGTCACGAAGTACTTCCATAAATACTGGATCAACTACCAGCCAGCGTCCTTGAGTATCAACTTGCTGTTGATCCAAGAGGCGAGCCATACGAGCAACAACCATTGCTGGTGAAGCTGTAGCAGTTGGAAGGGCAGTGGCACCGGGCAAACGAGCAGCTACTGGAATTGAGTGATCACCAGCTGAAGTCGTTGTAATGTTGCCAAAGTCACCTTTTTTCAGTTTCATGCTTGAAAGCAATTCATCTGAACCAGCAGTGGCTACTGCTTTAGTACCGTTTACTTGATCATTGACAGTATCGGCATCTGTGTGCAAAGCTGACTGCTTGTAACCAGCAAGGTAGCCAAGAACTTCTTGGTCATGCTGATCAGCCAAACGATAAGCTGCACGGTTAGTTGCAAGATCCATAAAGTTCACATGTGAGTGAGCTTCTTCGATATCATCAATTTTAAAGGCAAAGTAATTAGCTTTGTCTACAACCAATGAAAAATCTTCATCGTCAAGATCTTGTGCTGAGATATTAGTACCACGAGCATAGCTGCTCACAGAAATCTCAGGCTCTTTGATAATTTTAACTGTATCACCTTGGGCAGCAATCTCCCCAAAATAATCAGAGTTCGTGATATCACCACATACAGTTGCTTTACGAAAAGCAAGCTGTACTTTTTTGGAGTAGATTACGGAACTAAAGTTACCGTTAGGTAAGTTACCGTATCCCCCTGCAGTTGTAAAAGCCATGATAAATCCTCCTGATAGTTGGCTTACTTAAAAGCTAATACCAATAAGAGGCTGATCGTTTTCTAGGGTGCGTAATACTAACAGTCGGCCAACCGTTAAATATACGGGCCTATACTTGAACAGGTAGTTCTTTATAGTTTAGACTTTATTGGAAATTAAGTTGAAACAAAAGGTAGTCATAAGAGGCTTTTGTTTCATACTCCCTAGTTATACTATTGATTTTTTATTTGTCAATAGTTTATCTGGCATTACCAGATACGTCATAGACGAATTTACCATTGCGCATTGCTTTGTTAATTTCGTCTGCACGTTCTTCAAACTCTTTATCAGACATTCTAGCAACATCTGACTCACGAATCATTTCATTAGCATCAGCTACATCTACTTGTGTTTTACTACGTTTAGTAACAGTTGATGCTGCTGCTTTTTTATTTGCTTTTTTAGCTTCTTTAGTAAGACCTTTATCTGATTTATAAAGATCAATAACACGTACTACTGAAGCTGGATCATCTGCATTTTCATACAGGGCATCTTTAACCCATTTAGGTTGTGCGTCAGCCCAATCATGAAAATCATCTGACTCACGTAACTCATCAAAATCTGAATGTGATTTACGGATTTCATTTTCAGATTTAATTCGATGAGCTTCTGCATGAGCTTCATCAAGTTGTTTAAGTCGAGTATCAGCTTTATCAAACATTTCCTGTGCTTTTTTAGTAGCAATAGTTTCTACTATACCAGCTACATCAGGATATTGTTTAGCCCATTCTTCAATATCTTCATCAGACTTAGGTGGTGTAAGACTTCCTTTAGCAGATTGTAAACTTTCTAGTTTTTCATCCCACTCTTTTTCTTTTTGTTGCATATGGCGTCTTAAATCACCATAGCGTTTTTTAAAAGATTTTTCTTCTGCAGATAACGTTTCTTCTTTAACTTCTGTATCGGCCTCTGCTTCTTGAGTAGTTTCTTCAACTTCTTCGTTTTCATCTACTGGGGTTTCTCCCCTTGCTTCAGCTTCAAGTTTTTCTATCTCCTTAGCTTCTTCTTCCATTCGTTGCTTACGTTTAGCGTGATTGTATCCACGATCAACGAATCCTGCAGTTTTTGGTGTTTCCATTTCTGCTAGTTCAGGCATGTTATTTCTCCTTATGTTGGGGTCAGCCGTAGCTGAGTAGCCTTATTATTTCTTTTTTGGTCTTGATACTAGTCCACCTGTAGCTCTACCACCTGTAGCTTTACCGTATTTTTTTTCAGCTTTTTTAGATCTTTCTCTAGCAGCACTAGTATCTCTAGCAATTCTTTCAGCTGCACTTTCTCTACGATCTCTTTCTTTTCTAGATGGTTTTAAAATTTCTTCTGTAGATTTAGATCCTTCTAAAGCTTTTTTAACTCTTTCACTAGCTTCTTTTTGTTTTTCTGTTGGACCTTCTTTTTTAGTTTTTTCTATAATTTTTTTAGCTTCCTCTAAACCACCACCAGTAACATCTCTACCAGTAGAACGTTTAATTTGTTCAGCGGTTGGAGTTCTATAAGAAGCACCCACATTAAATAGGCTAGTAGGATCTGCTTTTAAAATACCTTCGGCTCCAGCTGCAAGTTGATCTCCATCAATCATAAAACTAGGTATCCATTCAAGATTATTTTGTGTTATATACCCATTTAATTGCTCTTGAAGATTTGAAGCAAGTTCAGTAGAACCTTGAGATTCAAGTATTTTTATATTAGCTGCAATCTGAGCTGCAGTTCCAGCTTTACCTAAAGTTCCAAGAACTGTTCCACCAAAAACTTTATTTACTAAAGCCTCAATGCTACCAATTTTTGGACTTTCTAGTGCAGATATAGAACTAGCATATAAGCTTTGATCACTATTATAATTGTAATCTTTTATCCAAGCATTAGGATCTGCAGGTTTATCTTGTTCATCACTAATGCTAGGTCCAGTGTCATCTCTTGTGGAAACAGTTGGTAAAGGTACTTCACACATTTTAGTATCGGGATTATAAACTAAACCTCTAGCTTTACAAGTCTCTTCACTTTCTACTGGAACTTCAGATTCTGTAGTACTAATAGCAGTACCACCTGCAGGAGTTTCCCAACTAAAGTTTGGACTGTAAACATTAGGAGTACTTATAGCTTCTTTAGATGACATTCCGGGTGGATTGTAAAAACTAAAATTACTGTTGTAAGGAGACATATCTGTTCCATTAGCTGCACCTGCTGCCATAGGTTGTTGATACTGTGTTTGTTGTTGTTGATATGGATCTGTCGGAACCATACCACCCTGTGCCATCATAATAGAATTAATCTCTTGTATTTCTTCTGGAGAAAGATCACCACCCATAGCCATCTGTTGGGGTTGAGGAGGTGTAGGTGCTGGGCTGTATGGTGTAGGAGCTTGAGGCATAGGGGGTTGCATCTGTTGTTGCATCATAGGAGCAGCTTTAGGTCCACCAACAGGAACAGGCTCACCACCGATTCTACCATTAGCCTCCATACTTTGCAAGCCTTCTTTTGCCTTATTACGTAAATCTTCAAAATGTTTTACACCAAGGTATCTTACGACATCAGCAGGTACAACATATTCACCCTCGGATAGTTGAGCAGGAATATCATCTCGCACCTCTTTAGCCATAGAGCCATTAGGAATAGGATTACCTGATACTGGGTCTTGTTTCATCCCATCATCTTTTAATCCACCTTGCTGCATAAATGCCATTTCCATTTGTCCATCCATAGTCATTCCACCTTTGTTATAGCTACCTTGTAAATTTAAAGCATAATCTTCATGTTCTTCTGGCAAAAAAGTTTTAAATATAGGATCAGAGTCTTTATGACTTTGAGCTATTTCATACGCATCACCATCATAAGTAACTCTTCTAATTGCTGCTACGTTGTCTAGTGTGTAATAAGGATGGTTTTCTCTGATAGAAACTTTACCACCTTGATTACCACCTATTACATTTATATATTGACCCTGACCCTGATCAGTGACTCTACTACCTGCATAAAAAGTTACATGATCTGCAGTACCATCCTTATCAAAATCAAATACTACAATGTCACCTTCTTGAATATTTTCAAGTTCTACAGGCTCACCATACTCTTTATATTTATTTGCCCTAATTTTATCATAAGGATCTTTAGAATCTATAAGATCTGCACCAAGTTCAGTAAGTACATGATTTACAAAAGCAGCACACCATGCTTCTTTAGTTGGGTCAAAACCAGTATCTCCACCCACTGCATTATCAAAAAAACCTTTAATAGTTTTTTGGTGTACAGGATTATTTTCATCTAACCCAGATACAACTTTACTAAGTCCTCTAGAATCTTTTTGTTTTTGTTTAAGTAAAAAACCTAAATCTAATACTTTATCTACAGCAGTTTTACTTTCATAAACATTAGGTAAACCTTCAGGTCTTGCCATAGGTCTAATCTGTTCTTCAACTTCTTCTTGAATATTTTCTGGAAGTTTTAATGTATTAAATTCTTCTTTAACTTCTGCTTGACGAGTTATTTCTTCTTGCTGTCGCATAGATGCTGCAGGACTATAAGGTTGTCCTGTTGTTGGATCTATAATAGCAGGATCACCTGCGGTAGGCATACCCATCATTTGTTCTGTTTGAGTTGCAGCTAATCCACCTCTGTTAAATCTAAACTG